TATATGACATCTAAATACTTAATAATCTAAGTCGGCATATTTTATTTAGATGACGGTATCAAGAAAGAGAATAACAGAATACATTACAAAAATAGCACATTCTGCTCAAACATCTAACTATCAAGTATTTTTTGATGGATTGAGTGGTGAACTCACAAAATTTTTGGGTAGTAAAGAAGTAGATAATAGATTTATTATTGAAGAAGCTGGTCTTCGTTGCAGTAGTGCTTCTATTCCTGGTAGTTCTCTTGCCACTGCAAGTATTGCCGGTAATTATATGGGTGTTCAAGAAAAAATGGTACACTCCAGAATTTTTACTGAAATGAGTTTGGAATTTTATGTTGATCGAGATTATAAATTAATTAAATTCTTTGAATACTGGATGGACTACATCACAAATGGATCTGAGAGTGGAAATGTAAGAAAATCGGATGCCGGATATTTCTATAGGATGAAGTATCCTAGAGAATCTGATAGTGGATATAAGTGTGATAAAATTAAAATTATAAAATTTGAACCAAGTCAAGGAAAGGAACTAGAGTATACATTTTATGGTGCCTTCCCTATAAATTTCTCATCCACACCTGTTCAGTATGGTAGTTCTGATGTTTTGAGAGCAAATGTGACTTTTAATTATGAAAGATATATTGCTGGAAAGGAAACAAGTAAGAGTAAGCAAGAAAATAATGACGAAAACAATTCAGGTGTCGCAAATAAAAGTCAATTAGCAAAACAAGAAGCTGCAAAATCACAAGATCTTGCAGAACTACAACGATTTGCTGCTGAAGAAAAAGAGTTAGTAGAACAACTATCGGCGGCACAAAGGGGTGATCGATCTGGTCTTGATGGAGCTCTGGATATATCTTGATAAATATCCATAACTGAACTATTTGGATTGTCATGCCTTTACCAAAAATTGCAACGCCGACATATGAGTTGGAATTACCATCAACTGGAAAAAAGATAAGATATAGACCTTTTCTAGTTAAGGAAGAAAAGGTTCTCATTATTGCAATGGAATCTGAGGATCAGAAACAAATTACAAATGCAATCAAAACAGTGATTGCAAATTGTATTTTGAGTCGTGGAGTAAAGGTAGATCAGTTGTCCACTTTTGATATTGAATACTTGTTTCTAAACATCAGAGGTAAATCTGTCGGAGAATACGTTGATGTATTAATTACATGTCCTGATGATGAGAAGACACAGGTTCCTGTGACTATTCCACTTGATGAGATTAAAATTCAAAAAGATCCTTCTCATAGTCGAGATATTAAATTAGATGATACTTTGACGATGAGAATGAGATATCCATCTCTTTCAGAGTTTATTAAAACAAATTTTAATTATGAGGAGGGATCTATTGGTGTGACAGAATCATTTGATTTAATTGCATCATGTATTGACCAGGTTTACAATGAAGAGGAATCGTGGAGTACCTCTGATTGTAGTAAAAAAGAACTAACAGAATTTATTGAGCAACTTAGTTCAAAACAATTCAAAGAGATTGAAAAATTCTTTGAAACAATGCCCAAGTTATCTCATACAATTAAGATTACTAATCCTAATACAAAAGTTGAGAATGAAATTGTTCTGGAAGGATTATCATCTTTTTTCGCATAAGTATGGCGCATATTGATCTTGCGTCATACTATCAAATAAACTTTTCTTTGGTTCAGCATCATAAATATTCATTAACAGAGATAGAAAATATGATACCCTGGGAGAAGGATGTATACGTTACACTTCTTCAGCAGTATATTGAGGAAGAAAACCTGAAACATCAACAGCAGAATGGCATTTAGTAGTCAGGCATTTAAAGCACCACAACTGGGTAGAAGAAGAGTCTCTGTAAATCCAGGTAAGACTCTTGGTGATGTTTCTCAGTCTGGAATAAATCCTGCCACGGGAGAGTATTTAAGTGCTGGTCAAAGGAAGGCACTATTCAAAAAAAGAACCGTAAGTGCAGAAAAAGTTTTTAGTAAACCAGGTGCCATTGTTCCTGTAAGTAAACCTGGTGCTCTGGTCAAAACATCGGATTCGGATGCCTCTTCAGATCAACAACCAAGTTTATCTCAGAGAGTTACCGCCTTAGAAAAATCTATAATTTCTATTCAGGATACCATAAAGAGATTATCAGAATTTTTAGTTAATGATGCAAAGAAAGAGCAGCAGAATCTATTAGCAGCTGGAAGAGAAGATGATAGATTAAAGGAGAAAGATTCTGCAGCTAAAAAAGAATCTGGACTAGAGTCTGTTACGGAGAGAATGCGTAACACTCTTCTTTCTCCAATTAAATCTATTGGAAATCAGGCAAAGGGAATCCTATCAAGGATTATGGATTTCTTCAAGATTCTCTTTGTTGGATGGTTGACTGACAAAGGTGTCAAAGCCATGGCAGCATTCTTGTCTGGTGATAGTGAAGAGTTAGAGAAAATCAAAAATAATGTTCTTGTCGCACTTGGTGTTGTTGGTGGAGTATTTCTAGCACTAAGTGGTGGACTGGCACTTTTACCATCTCTTATTTTACCTATTGCCGGATTAATTGGTAAACTTGGAATAGCAATAATTGGATTTTTAATGTCTCCGGCAGGATTAGCAACTCTTGCCGTAGCAGCAGGTGTTGGTGGTTTAATCATGGCAGGAAAGGGAATATTTAATTATTTTAGAGAACGTGGTGCCTTTGGAATAAAGGGAACTGGTGGTGAGGCATTTACCGAAGCGCATAACGAAGCTAAAAAAGAACTTGAAGCAGCCGGTGTGACAGTGGTAGGAACTGATGATGATAACCTAAAATTTAAAATTATTGGTAGTAGTACTGGATCTAGACGAGATAAAGAGAAAGATGCCGAAAAGAATGGTACAAAAGAACAGAAAGAAGCAATCGCAAGATATAAAAAGAGAAGATCAGAACTCAATAGACTTCGTGATGAAATGGATAAAGAAGTTGCCGCACAAAGAGCAACGATAAAAGATAGTGGAACTAGAAGGGTTAGTGGGGGACAGGCAAAAAGAGGAGTGAGTTCTACATTTGCCACTAAAGAGGATACGGCACAAAGAGATAAGTTGGAGCAAGAAGTAAGAGCAAAATATGCGGCAAAACTTTCTGGTGGTGGAGGTGCAAGTGTTCAACCTCAAACTCCATTAACTCCTGGAGGTGGTGGTGGAGGATCAAAAGAAGTCACCGAAGGTAGTGGAGAATCATCATCTATGAGTGGTGATGTGAAAGTTGTAAAGGCAGATCATCCCGAAACTGGAAGTGGTTATACAATAGAAGGAGTCACTGATGCTTATGGAAGACCTGTAATTCTTTCAAAGTCGGGTGCCGAGGCATTTGCCAAGATGATTAAAGATTCAAATGGTGCCGTAAAAGGATCTGATGTTGCCAGTTCACAAAGAAGTCCTGCAAAGAATAAAGCTGTAAATGGAGCACCAAACTCAAGACATATGAACGGAACGGCACTTGATATTCATGGAACTTCAAATGCCTGGATTAGAAAAAATGGTCAAAAATATGGATGGGTTCCTAATGATTATTCGGGATCTCACGGAGGTCATTTTATATTTGGAGGTGGTGGAGCAGGAAATGTTCAATCTTCTATATCGGCATCCAGTATTCAAAGTATGCCTTCACAATCTACGGGAACTCCTGGTCAGATGCCAAAGGCACAACCAAATGTAGTTTTTAGACCTAATACTCAGGCACAACAATCAACTCCTCCATCATCTGGTTCTGGTGGAGGATCAAAGAAACCTAATATTTCTTCCTCCAATCCTAATAATTTCTATACCATGTATTCACAAATACAGTATAATGTGGTAAGATAAGATGGCACTAGCAGCAGTCGCACAAGGAGCATTAAGAGTCGGAGCACTTTTGGGAAAGAGTGCCATGGGAGTCACTAAAGCTGCTGGTTCTGCTGCAAAGAGTGGTATATCATCTGGTGCTAAAAATGTTAATAAGCAAGTTAAGAAAGCAGTATTGAAGAGAAAGAAAATAAAAAGAGATACTTTCATAGGAAAGCAGAGAAGCAAAAAGAAAGAACAAGAGAAAGATAAGAGAAAATTAAAAGAACAGGAATTAGAAAGAAAAAATACATCTAAATCTGGTCCTGGTGTTGGTAACGTAGCAAAAAAGGCACTTAATCCTCTTCAGGCATTGATACAATTTTTGACCACGATATTAATTGGATGGGTTGCTAATAAACTTCCTCAGATTATTGAATGGGCACAAGGATTAATAAAAAAGATACAAGAAGTTGTTGAATTAATAAAAAGTTTATTCACTAATATTACTGGATTCTTTACTGGTGTTAAAGATTTAATAGTTGGAGCCTTTGATGCCGTGGTAAATCTAGATTTCTCTGACAAGGAAGGTGGAATTACATCGGCATTAGAAAAAATAAAAGAAAGTTTCGGTGGTCTTATCAAAGATATAGGTAATGGATTCAATATTCTTAGAGGAAAGCAAAATGAGGATCCAAAAAAGATCTTAAAGAAACAACCAGAAGATGTAACAAATGAACAACCTTATTCGGAACTCAAACCACCAAAATCTGAAGATTCTGTTTCTAGTAGTTCAAGTTCTAGTGGTTCAAATCCTGTAAGCACTCCATTAACACCAATAGTAACTTCTAAAAAAAGTACTCCTGGAGGTCAATACGGTGAATCGTCCTTGCTTGCTGCCATGAGTCGTGCCGGAATAGTTGACCCTACTGAAAGAGCAATGTTCTTGGCACAAATGGCACATGAAAGTGGTAATTTTAGATATGATGAAGAAATAGCATCCGGACAAGCTTATGAAGGAAGATCTGATCTTGGTAATACTCAACCTGGAGATGGAGTGAGGTACAAGGGCAGGGGATATATTCAACTGACTGGGCGTGCAAATTATAGAGACTACGGTAATAGACTTGGTGTTGATTTAGAAAACAATCCAGATCTGGCAAAAGATCCAAACATTGCGGCAGACATTGCAATTGCTTATTGGCAGCAGAGAGTAGATAGAAATGCTGCTCGTGCTGGTGATGTCAGAACTGTGACAAGAAATATTAATGGTGGACTCAATGGTCTTGCCGATCGACAAAATAAATTTGATAAGTACATGAAGGAAAAAGGTACTTTAAGTATTAAAAAATTTGATCCTACCAAGTCATACAAGGCAGGTGACATGGTTATTAAAAATGATAAAGTGATGAGACATGACGGATTTGGATTTGCAGAAGCTGGTGGAGTATCATCTCAGAATCTTACGGCATCACCTCAACCACAAATACAATCTGCACCTAGAATGGCACAGTTGGATATGGATAGGCAAGGACAAGATATTGTCGTGGTTGATGATCAACCTACACCGCAACAACCAAGTGGAGTACCTGGTCAACAATCTTCTCCTCAACCAATAATTGTTCAACCTTCATTAAATAGTATGTTAAGACAACAATTACTCTTAGAATTGGTATATACTTAAATGTCAGCAGCAAAACCATCTCTTTATGAGATATTAACAATTGAATCTAACGATAAAGAAAGAAATGCCGACCTAAGACTTGGTACGATTTCTGTTGACTATTATGAAGATATTTTTTCTCCTACAATTACGGCAAAAATACGAGTAGTTAATACTGGAGATAGTATAGCACCAAAAAATAATCCTGATGGACCAAAGCAATCAATCTATCATGGTTTACCTTTACGAGGTGGTGAGAGAGTTACATTAAAGATAAAAGATCAGGGAGAAACAAAGACTGGTTTAGATTTTTCTAGAAATCCATCCGATTACTTATATGTTTCTAGCATTACTGATGTTATCTCAGAAACTCAGAGAGAAAGTTTTACATTACATTTAGTTTCTAGAGAAGCAATTACAAATGAAACATCCAGAGTAATAAAAAAATATCCCGTAAGTTTGTCTATTAATGATTCTGTAAAGAAAATACTGAAGGACGTATTAAAAACAAATAAGTTTAATGATTCAACCATTGAAAAATCTCAAAACAAGTATGGATTTATTGGAAATCTTAGAAAACCATTTACAATATTAATATGGTTAGCATCAAAGGCGGTTCCTGTAAGTTCCGGTGATGCTACTGCAGGATTTGTTTTTTATCAGACGCAAGATGGATTTAATTTTAGATCAATCGATGAATTAATTGCTCAGAGTCCTAAAGCAGAATATGTTCATTCTGAAGTAAATGAATCTCAGATAGAGACAAATACTAGAAATAATGATTTTCAAATAACCTCTTATACCACTGATAAAAATCAAGATCTGATTGAAAAATTACGTCTCGGAACTTATGCTAGTCAGAGAATGTTCTTTGATCCATTGACATTTAATTTTACAACACCAGAGAAAGGATTATTTCAATTAGATGGATATAAGAAAAAGATAAAAAATCTTGGTGATAAATTAGATTTACCTCTTCTCAGTGAAACATCTGATAAAACACTAGGAGAAGTGCCTACTAGAATTCTTTCTTCGGTTATTGATCGTGGAACGATGGAGAAAGATGTATCTATTGATGAAAATGCCGATCCTAGTAAATATCAGGCACAGGCAATTATGAGATACAATGTCTTGTTCACGCAAACTGTGAGTATGACCGTTCCTTGTAATACGAATTTGAGAGCTGGTGATACGATTAAATGTTTTTTCCCAAAAATTTCAAGAGGTGATAGTTCTGAGTTTGATCCTGATCAAAGTGGTCTATATATGATAAAAGAATTGTGCCATCACTTTGAGACAGATGGTTCGTTTACATCTATGCTCTTAGTTAGAGATACATTTGGATTATACACCGGGAAATGATAGAAGAGTCACTTTTAAAAAG